GTCAAAGATTAAACTATGGAGCCCGAAGGAAATCATCCTTTACTCCACCATCGATATCTACAGTCAAACTTATAAATATGTGGAAAATTTCCCAGAGATTCATGCTATTAATTATGGCTCCACGCGGTATATCTTTGAGCTGTTAGTCAAGGCCACCTTCCCCAAGGCTGTAATTACTATCATTCGCCTCCCTGCATTGTTTCACAAGCGCATCAAGAAAAACATTTTATTTGATCTTCTTAATAGCAACAACATTGAAAAGATCAATGCCAATTCTTGTTATCAATGGTACGACTTAAAGGACTTATGGTTTCACACTGAAGCCTGTCAAAAAGGCGGAGAGCATCAATGGTTCTCTGAGCCCATTGAAACTTTAGAGATTATTGACCGATGGTTTCCATGGGCGAAGACAGTCGTCGATTGTGGGCCACGAATTGAATATAACTATGGGCCTTATTTTTCTAGCAAAGAAACCACTTTGAAAAAGATGGAGGCATTTATTAATGCTTGGAATTAGTGCGATTGGCTGGAAAGATGAAGAAGAGCATGAAATCTTGAGCGCTAATGCCGGTGCTTTTAATTTCATTGAGCTGGTACCGTCTCGCATCTTTGCTAGAAACGAAGACTTTGGCGACATTGCAAAGCGCTATAGGGAGCATTATGGGCTTTGGGCTTATTCAGCTCAGGCGCTGTTCTACGACAGCGCCGTTCAAAGCTTTGAGGACACTGCTGCCACGCAAGAGCATTTGCTGCGAGTGGTTAAGCTTGGTTCCTTGATGGGCATTAAGCGCTTCGTCCTTGGCAGTCCTGCTTTGCGCAGGGGGAGCTCGTCAAGCTTGATGGAAGTTCTAAAGCGCATGGATTCAATCCTTGAGGCCAATGATGCCATTCTTTGCATTGAACCCATTGCAAAAGCATTTGGCGGGAAGTATTTCCACACGGTCGAGGAGATTATCAATCACATTGATTTTTACAATTTGCGCAATGTAAAGACAATGCTCGATACAAATAATGCTTGGCTTCAAGGCGATAGTCCGATAAAGATTATTAAACATTACTTCCGTTTCATTGCTCACGTTCATATCAGCGACACTGACAATGGTCCCATCTTGAACCAGTATGAACACAAGCAAATCAAGCGGCTCTTAGTCGCAAGCAGCTATCAAGGCGGAATCACGCGCGAACTTGTAAATGTTTCTCGACATCATCGAGAATATCCGCTGTTTAGGCAGCTTTATGGCTGAGCAATAATTTGTCTAGCCATGCTTTCAATGGCATAGATGCCTTGAATCTTACCCGTGAAGAAAGAGAATAGATTTTCGTCTTGACGCATTAATGGCGTGCGATTGGCGCTGCAGTCTTTCGTCTTCGCTTTAATTGAAAGAGTGGGGAATAGATAGTCAAAACTATCAGCAAAGTCTGGCCAATAACGTTCCACGTGTTGCTCAATTAATTGCCTTGCATTGTCCGCATTGTCGAGCGAGTTATCGCTCATGATGCCATGCCTTACGTGACTCAACGAGAAGCATTTGTCGTTGTATGGATAGATGGAAAATAGTTCTCCATCAATATAGGTGAGGGCGCCAAATGGAAGAGGAGTCCTGGGGCGGTAAATAAACATTGCCACTGCTTCAAAGAAATGAGAGGACAGTGGCCCCAAAAGGGCATTGTTGGTGCAGTCAAAGACAAAATCGTAATCTTGCTTCAACGCTTGCAGATTGCATTGCTGAATCTTTTCCTTTTTGACTAGTGGTTCTAGGCACCATTGAAAATATAGACTTGCTCCAATGGCATCAATGCGCTTTTCAGGCGTATTTAACAAAAGCGATGTATGGTTGAAGGCTTGTGGATCCAACCGAGCATGCGGACCATTCCCGAAAATAATTGAAATGGTTTCAGCATCAAGAAGACTTTCATCTTCCGACACTGCGTAGTAATTATTCTCTACGTCATGAACGAGGTCGCCGTAATCCTCCATGAAGCGCACAAAAGTGGTGGCGCACAAGCGGCGAGTGGCAGCATTTCTGGCATAGTGATAGCCATAGTGCAAGCGGTTTTGATTGATAAAAGAAGTTTCTGAAATGAGCGTATGATTTTTTTCATACAGAGTCACTTCCATCTCATCGCGGAATGCCATTGCCAAATGACATCCCACCCAGCCTCCGCCGATAATTGCCAAACGCTTCATCAGATGTCAATGCAAAGGTGGGGTTGAACGCCTTGCCAGTTGCTTTTGGCTTTAGCGAGATGTAGTTGCGGGAAGTATTCAATGCGGCGCTGCATGCCAGTGCCGTATGGATCTGCATGCCCCTGATAGTTCCACTCATCAGGGCCGTGCTTGTCTGGATGATAAATATGACAAGGCACGTCCTGGAGTTTCCAGAGCATGTAGTCCTCGTTTGGCACGCCCCACTGCTTCCAGCGCTGCAACGCCTCAGGAGAGCTGTCCAAGTTCTTGATAGCCATCAAGCGCACCTTGTGAGCCATGAGGTAGTCGTGGCGATAAAGGCCAATGCTCATCGAAGGCGTTTGTTTCATTGCCACCTTCTCTGGGGCTTCCACAGGAGGCTCGTAAGCCAGCGCCTTAAAGAGAGGGCCTGCAATGCAAGTGTCATGAAGGAGGAACCAATACTGGCTCTCCATTGAATGCTCCACAATTTCAATGAGCGACGTGTATTCAAAGGAATTCTGCTGCGTCAGCAGCATTGGCACTCCTTTGTAGCTTGTATTAGCACGAACAGTTTGACCGCCATTGACAATCAAGATTTCTTCTTGCCTGATACCAGCAGCAAGCAAGCTAGGGATGATGACGGGAATCGTGTGCGGGGCAAATTTCTTGCACGTACTAATGCAAAAGCGTATTGAGCCAAGCGGTAATGTCATTTGCCTCCTTTTGCCATCAGTATAAAAGCCCCTTAAGATGACGAAGATTCAGGGGAGACTATGGCCCGCATTCTGTATTGTGGTGATGCATTTGTAGAGACAGGCTTTGGACGAGTGGCACAATATTTGCTTCCTGCATTAGCAGAAGAGCATGAAGTGGCTGTATTAGCCGTCAACTTCCACGGTGATCCTCATCCAGAAGCGAAGAACTATACGGTGTATCCTGCCATGTTGCATGGTAATGATCCGTTTGGCTCCCATCGCATTGCAGGCGTCATCCAGGCATTTAAGCCAGACCTTGTATGGGTGACTAATGACATTTGGATTGCCTTGCAACTATGGGAAAAGGCGAAACCGTTAAAGGAGCAGCTTGGCTTCAAATGGTTTGTCTACACTCCCATTGATTCTTACGGCTTGTTCCCAGACTTGGCTAAGCCCATGATGGAATGGGATGGGCTTGCCACTTATACGAAATTCGCGAAGAAAGAGCTTGAGCTAATGGGCTACACAAAGCCCGTGCGGATTATCGGGCATGGCACCGATTTCACAAAATTCTTTCCATTGGATAAGGAGGAATGCCGCAAGAAGCTTGGCGTGCCAGATGATGTGTTCGTCGTGTTCAATGGCAACAGGAATCAACCACGTAAACGCATTGATTTGACAATTAAAGCGTTCATCAAATTTGCCAAAGACAAAGATGACGCTCGTCTATGGCTCAATATGGGCAGCAAAGACTTGGGATGGGAATTGGTACCGCTCTTTAAGCGTGTGGCGCGTGACGAAGGCTTTGATCCAACAAGTAAGCTCATTTTGACAAGCCCGCACTATTCGGTGGATAACTGTCTTCCCATTGAACAGTTGAACCAAGTGTATAACGCTGCTGATATTGGCATCAATACTTGCATTGGCGAAGGATGGGGCCTGGTCAATTCGGAGCATGGCTCGACTGGCGTGGCACAAGTGGTTCCTGACCATACAAGCCTGGCTGAAATCTTTGACGAGATGCCTCGCATTGAATGTAATGCCAGCGAAACAGACCGAAATTACGGTTTGGAGCGCTTGCTTCCAGATCCTGAATGCGCTGCAAACATTCTCACTTACTATTACGAGAACCGCGACGTTCTGAAACAGCATGGACAATGGTGCCATAAGCGTCTCCATGAGGAGCCGTTTACGTGGCCCTACATTCAGCAGCAGCTTAAAGATGCAGTGAACGAAACGCTTGCTGTTAAGCCTGCAGAGCCTGAATTCAAGGGCTTTGGTACTCCCGCCAAGATTGTTTGATTGCCATGCAGATTTCACAAATCTTTCTTTCTAGTGACCCAGCAGAAGAGCTGAGTCCATTTCTCAAGCATGCCACGGGAACTATTGACGCATGCTTCCCCGATGCTGAGCATATCATTTACAACAGCGATACGCTTCGTTCTTTTATTGCCGAGAACTATGAAGAGGAAGTGGTGTGGGCATATGATTGCTTGGCGCCATTCTCTTACAAGGCGGATCTTGGTCGATTCTGCTTGCTGAATAAACTTGGAGGCTGGTATTTTGATATTGGCGTGAGGGCCTTTAATGCAGTGGATCTTGGTGATCGCATTGAATTTTTGGCTTTCCGTGATATTCAACGCTTTAGCTACACAAGCTGGGCCTGTGCCACAACTGTGCTCTATTCCAAGCCAGACAATGCAGCGCTGCAAACTGCCATTGACATGATTGTGGCTAATTGTATTCAGCAATACTATGGCATCACGCCATTGTGCCCCACTGGTCCTACGCTTTTAGGCAAAGCTCTTGCTGTAAATGGCAGCCAAGCTAATTTCATCTACGGCGACTATCTTGAGCTGACGCCGACGCACGGCCAGAAGAACCGAGCGTTTGTGCTTCCTGATGGCACGATTATGGCTTGGAGTAAGCCTGCAGGAGGCGGTGATCTCACTGGTCTTGGCGCCAAAGGCGTGAACAATTACAACGAGCTGTGGGCAGCGAGGAAAGTCTATGCAACCATCTGACTGCACCATTTACGCCGTGTGCATTCCTGGCGAGAAAGTGAGATATGAAGCCCGCTCTCGCATTGTTCCCATTATGGGAGGAGCGCATGCCTTGTCTAGCGAGGAGCGTGAAACGCTCCGTGCGCAAGGCTATGTGTTTGACGATGAGAATGCTTCTCTTTCCACTCGTAATAGTCGATGGGGAGAATTGTCTTGTATTTCTTGGATGATTCTTAATGCCAATGAGAAGAACATTGGCAATGCGCAGTATAGGCGTAACTGGTTGGAGCCAAATAATCAATGGTACGACGAAAATACCTTGTACTTTCCAGAGCCTGCATTGTTTAATTGCACGCTGGAACAGCAGTTTTATGGTGGGCATTCTGCCTTTGATGCCCCTGCGATCACCAGGGAAATTGCGGATTCAGGAAGTTGGATCTTTTCAAGAGAAGAAATTGATGCCATTTGGAAGCAAAACAGCTTTATCGGCTGCAATATGGCAAGGGGAGGCAATGTTCAGTACAAGCAATTTATGAGCGCACTGTTCGTAGCATTGGCGCCCATTTGGCACAAGCACGAGGAACAGTTTCTTCGCATTGGAGGCTATGACAAGCGGGCGTTGGCTTTTATTGCTGAACGTCTCATTACTGGCATGGTTTTGTATCGTGACAAACTTTTTCCTGGTATGAATATTGCCACTGCTCCTATAGGATTCATCCATTGATTATGCTTAAGAAAAGCATTTAAGCCATGACCAAAAAAGAAAAGCAGGCAAAAATTGCCAAAGTAATGCGTGAATTTAAGGGCGGCAAGCTTAAGAGCAGCAGTGGCGAACCAGTGAAGAGCCCGAAACAAGCGCTGGCAATTGCGCTGTCGGAAGCCGGCATGTCGCGCAAACCCAAGAAAGACATGAGCGACGAATACTACATGGGCTTCTTCAAAGAGCTTGCTGGAGAGGAAGAGGAAGAAGAGGAGGAAATGGATGGGAGCTGCGGAAAAAAGCGCTGAGGGGAGACGCTGAAAGCTTCTCCCCTCCTGCTGCCGTAAGGAGCGCTGCTCGTCGTGGCTTGGAGCTGCGCAAGAAGCACGGTAAAGGCGGCTTAACGACGCAGGAAGCGGGGAAGCAGGGTATTGGTAGTGGCGTGGCAAGAGCTGGCGATCTTGCTGGCGGCAGCAAAATCAGTTATGCCACTATCAAGCGTATGTCTGCATTCTTTTCTCGCCACGAAAAGAACAAAAGTGGTGGAGAAAGTGATGCTGGATATATTGCCTGGCTTTTATGGGGAGGCGACGCCGGGAGGGCATGGGCAAATCGCATCATTAAAATGGTAGAAAGTCGAAACAAAGATCAATGAGCGAATACGTGCGCGTCATCGAGCAAGAGGATGAAGGCATTGGTCTAATGCAAGCTTTGTCCATTCTTTCCGCAAATGAGCATCGCAATACTTCGCAATGGGAGCTTGTTGAAAAGCAATGCTTTAAGAATGGTCGCCTTGATGAAACTCACATCTATGTGATGAGCGTTTACGACAAGCCCGATCCTCATTTTGAGCCAACCAAATTTCTCACGTTTGAAATTGAAGCGGTGGCAAAATCTTACATTATGGAGAACATCGAAGATCAACTTCGCGAGATTCGCGGCGATGATGATGAAGATGAAGATTAATCGCGCTTTGTATTGAGAATGAACGATGGGTAGCCCATCAACCACAATACGCTAATTCCATAGAGGCCACTGAGAGTGCGAATTTGTACGCAATCAGGAGCAAGCTCGGCGCGTTCCATTCGAGAATAAGAACTCTGGCTCGTATGCAAAGCTTCGGCTACGTTCTTCTGCGAAAGCCCGCTGTTAAGGCGGGCTTCTTTAATGCGAGAAGCAATGAGAAGACGAGCTTGCTGATGGGGCATTTTAAGCACATCGGCATTGCTCTTCTTGAGGAACATCATTGCTTTATCTCCATGCGTTCGGCCACCCAGCCTTTGTGATGATTGCGTTCTCCTCTGGCAACTTTCTCTAGGTTTTGTCGATTTAACTGGTGAGTCTTGCAAAATTCTGTCAAGTTAATAGTTACGTGAATGCTGCCAGTTGGTGATACAAGTTTATAGAAGAAGCCCCTGGATCCAGATCTTTGACTTGTTGAAATCTTAGAGCGGCGCTGATGTTCTTGATCGGGAGTGAGAATTTTCGTCAAATCACCACTCCAGCAAAAGCCTGACGATGTTTGTTTGGCTTGGTTTGCAAAGTGTGGATTTTTGGCCACATCATAAAAATTGTGCAACAAGATTTCATTTTCAAGAGCCTCTTGTGCAGTATTGAAGATGCCAAGAATAATTTTCTGTGTTGGATTAAAAGTTTTGTCCTTAAAACTGCCCAAATATGAGTCCTGCTCTGGAGGCACCTTCGACGAGCGCTTGCCAATATAGCCGCGTCCCCACTCCTCGTATGAGTAGTAAACGTAATGCCAGCAGCTCATCGTAGTCAGTTCTGAATAGTTGTATAAATTATAAATGACATTTGTTGGTAAAGTGAATACATGGACACCTTAAACGGCTTCCGTTACGACGTTTCCACCATCCAGAACTACACGTTCACGGATGAGGGCTATCTGCGCGTTAAAGCGCGGATAGCTCGCACTGGCATTCAGTCTTACACGGACGCGAACGGAGGCGTCCGCTTGGAGTACAGACCCGAAGAGGAAGTGGCTGCCGTCGAGGCGCTAGACAGTTTTCGGGAAAAATGCGTCACTAAAGAACATCCTCCGGTGCTTCTTGACGCATTGAACACAAAAGACTACGCAGTTGGTTTTACCAGCGCTGATGTCTCATACTCCGATGGCTTTGTTGAAAGTACCCTGACTGTCACTGACAAAGAGACCATCGACTCAATTATGCGCGGAGACGTGCGTGAGGTGTCGTGTGGTTACAGGGTAGACTATAGTCCCGAACCAGGAATCACCCCTGATGGCCAACATTACGATGGCATTCAGCGGAACATTCGTGGTAATCACGTTGCTATTGTCAACAGGGCTAGAGGTGGGGCGCAAGTGCGTCTCATGCTTGATTCAGCGGATGCCGCTGTCAATGATCTTTTACTCTCTAACGAGGACAAAATGACCGCCAACATTGCGTTTGACGGCGTTTCGTATGAGGCCGATGCAGCTCTTGCGGCTGCCATCACTGCCGAGCGTGAAGACGCGAAAGGTAGCTATGCCGATATGAAGCGTCAATACGAGGATGCCATGGCCAAAGCTGAAAAGCTGAAGGAAGAAATGGACGCCATGGAGAAGGACATGAAGGGCAAGTGTGATTCCGCTGAGGGTCGCGCTGATGCCTTGGCAGAACAAGTTGAAGAACTGACTGCTGAACTGGCTGCCGCCAAGGAAATCAATCTTGATTCCATGGTGGAAGAGCGTGTGGCTCTCATCGAGAAGGCTAAGCCTGTTCTTGATGCTGCTTATGCTTTTGCTGGCAAAACTGCCCGTGAAGTGATGGTTGATTCCATCAAAGCAGTGCGTGGTGATGCGCTTGATCTTTCTGAGAAGAGCGACGACTACGTACAGGCAATGTTTGACACCCTTTCTGAGGGTCGCAAAGATTCTGCCACCACTGACGAGCTGCGCAAAGCCGTAGCTTCCATTGCTTCTCCCGTTTCTGCACCTTCGTCTTACATGGACATGCTGCAAAATGCTTGGAAGAAGCCCCTTTCCATCTCCAAGGAGGCTAAGTAATTATGGCCGTAACTTTCTCTGCTTCGGGCACCGCCTCCGCTGGTGGCGTGCAGCAGGCTTATAGCCTGCAGCACAATGCACTGCTGGAAGGTCAACTGTCTGACATCCGCGACAACACCATTGGCACCTATGTCAATGAAACCGGCGCTGTTGTGCCTTTTGGCAATCTGGCTGTGTACAACACTGCTGGCACTGTTGCCAATTCTGCTACCACCATTTCTGGCGCTTCTGACACCGTGCTGGGCGTTAACGTCCTCACTTATGTCGATGAAACCGCTCTGGACGCTAACAATCGTCCTGGCGTGAAGAACCAGCAAGCCATGAATGTGGCTAATGAAGGTGCAGTTGCCGTTTATGTGACTGGCGCTGTTACTCCCGCATCTCCCGTGCGTGTGCTGTATTCCGCTAGCGGCACTGGCAAGGCTGGTCAGTTCTCCCATGCTTTTGCATCGGGCAAAACTGTTCGCCTCGCTAACGCTCGTTTCCTCACCTCCACCACTGGCAGCGGTCTCGCTGTTCTGGAGCTGAATGGTCCGAGCTTCACCCTCTCTGCTGATTCTTGATAGGAGGCTCTTAAAAATGTCTGAATTCCGTATGGATGATGCGGGCCTGTTCCTTGAGCGTCAGCTTGAGTACATTCGCCCCCAAGTCTTTGAAGTGCAGTATGCGGATATTAAATATCCCACTGTTCTGCCCGTCACTGCTGAAGCTGGTCCTGGCGCCCAGACCTTCACCTATCGCATCATGGACTCCACTGGTGAGTTCCGTCTGATTGCGGACGCTGCTGATGATCTGCCCCGTGCTGACATCAGCCAAGTGGAGAAGAGCATCAACATCCGTTCCTTCGGTGGCAGCTTTGGCTACACCGTGCAAGAACTGCGTGCTGCTCAAATGGCCAACATTGCCCTGGAGCAGCGTCGTGCTGCTGCTGTGCGTCGTGCCTATGAAGAGAAAGTGGAGAGCCTGGCTTTCTTCGGCGAAAGCTCCGTGGGTCTCGCTGGTTTCTTCAACAACTCCACCGTGGACGTTGTTGCTGCTGACAAGTGGTTCACCACTGCCGGCACCACTGCCCAGGAAATGCTGGAGCTGTTGAACTATGGCGTGACTGCCATCATCAACGGCTCGAAGATGAAGGAGCAGCCCGACACCATTCTGCTGTCCTACGCAGACTACAACAAGATCAGCACCACTCGCAACTCCGACAGCTCGGACGTGACCGTGCTTGAGTACTTCCTGCGTACCAACCCCTACATCCGCAACGTTGAGCCCATCAACCAGTTGGAAGCTGACAACAGCCCGCTGAACACTGACCGTATGGTTGTGTACAAGCGTGATCCTGAGAAGGTGCAACTGCACATTCCTCAGCCTCTTGAGCTGTTCCCGCCCCAGCAGCGTGGTCTGGAATTCATCGTTCCTGCTCATGCCCGCGTGGGTGGCGTTGCTCTGTACTATCCCAAGAGCATGATCTACGTGCAGGCCTCTGCCTGAGGATAGTTAATCAAGAAGAGGGGCGTTAAGCTATTAGCAATTGTTTTTCTTGAACAATGCTGATTGCTTATCGTCCCGAACTTGAAAATCCCCCTCGTGATGCAGGGTTTGGCATTATTACCAAGAGCGGGCTCATTCAACTAACGCCTGGTCTTAATCAGGAAATTCCTGATGAAAAATGGAAGGAAGCGAAGGAGAACGGCACTGTCAAAAAGCTTCTTGCTATTGGTGCCATTGAAGAAATGAAAGAACAAGTGATGGTAGAAGACCTGCCTGAAAATGTTCAAAGCCTTAGCGAACTTCCCCTTACACAAGCCATTCGCGCCATTGAACTCATCCATGATCCAGATCGTCTGGCAGATTGGAAGAAGATCGAAGGGCGCGTTCGCGTAAGGAATGCCATTGCAAAGCGCGTTGAAGCCATTCGTATTGGGAAGGCCTGATTATGGCAGTCACCTACGCAAGCTTTCTTGAGCGCTTCCCTGAATTCAGTCCACATCCTTCTGGCATTGTCAATGGTGCCATTGCAGAAGCTTCTTACGATGCTTCTAGTGATGTGTTTGGGGATCAAACTGATAGGGCAGTCAAATTCCTTGCTGCCCATATCATTGCCATTCAACTTGCTCAAATGGGCATTCAAATTGGTGCCACTGACGGCAAGGTATATGGCGAGGGGCTTGATGCCACTCAATATGGTCAGGAGTTCAAACGAATGACCAATAATCTTCCTCTTTCTTCTGTTGGGTTTGTCGTGTGAGCAACTTCCTGGAGCCACTTGCTAATGCCACCTTGGTATTTCATGTGGCTTCGGGCTATGCTCTTGATAGCGAAACTGGTAATTACGTGCCCGTCGCAACGGGGGTGGTGCATTATGCCTCATTAAGGCAGAAGCGCGATCCCCGTTTTGACTATTTATTAGGGGCTGATCAAACTGCAGTGTACATGGAAGGGCGTCTTACGTCACCATTAGCACTGTCTGGAGTGACGCCTGGTGATTCCGCGCTTGCCACAATCAATGGGAGAGAAGGAAGATTTGAACTATTGCCTAACGAAGAAATTGCTATTCACTATTGGCAGTTCCTAGGCACGCCGATCAGGGGAATTTTTAGACTGATTGGCAAAGGAAGCGTGGACAACGCTTAACTCTCTTCTTCCATTGAGGAATTTCTCATGCTCTACCATCCCACTGAGCTAGTGAAGAGCCAGGACGTGATTGTCCGCGTTGGCTCCATTGGCGGTACTTCTCGTCCTATTATTACTCAAAGTGGTGCCACTTTCACTGTTAGCGGCGCTCCCACTCTCTACACGCTGCAAGCAGCTACCACTGCTTCCGTTGCCTTTAACGATGGCAACCAAGAATTCTATCTACTGGGTGGCGGTGGTTTTGCTGATAGCGTGATCGTTACCAGTCAAGCGACCGCCTCTATCACGTCTTATTTCCAGAAGGACGTAGATGGCACTGTGTTCCTGCCGAATAGCTTTGATGAAGCATTCCAAGTGATTAGTGCTTCGCGCTATGACAAGAACCACGAAGTGTATGTGGAAATTAACAAGCAACTTGGCGCTTCGGGCAACACTTATTACTACGATCGCGTGGCATTTGTTGCTTGCGTGATGAACTATAACGAGAGTTATCCCGCCGATAACCTCGTGGAAGTGACGTTTGATTTGACCAGCCGTGGTCGCATTGGCATTCACCAGAATGCCTCTGAAACTGGTAGCATCATCCCGACTGCTCCTAATTCCTGATTCTTTTTCATTGTTTTCGCTAGCCTGTTCCTACGGGAACAGGCTTTTTAATGAACATCTCTCAACTACGCGAGACAGTCACTGAACTGCTTTCTGCATCGCCTAGCCTTATTGGCACTTATACATTGCCAAATAATTCCACACTTCCTGCCGTATATGTAGTGGGCAGGCAAAGCGTTCCTAGTGCATGGAAGGTAAAAGGACTTGAAGTGACGATTGAAGAATTTCCGTCAACAAGTCCAAGAGCCATGGTAGGAAAAGTCCAAAATAATAAACAGTGGACAGTAGTCCTCGTTGACTACACACCTAATTCTTCTGCATTGTCGCAAGCGGCGGAACGAATGGCAAGACGTTTCCCTGATGCCCAATTTTCGTTTCGCCCAGAAAGCGATGTTGTGTATGGACAATATCGCATTAGAATTCCTGATACAGAACTTTTAAACTTATATCCTCGTTCATGAAATTAGTCAAAAGTAAGTGCGAAAAGGTTTGGCTTTTTGATACAAGCAAGGACGACTTATTTATCAAGGCGGGCTTAGCTTGCTTTCTTTCTAACTGCCCATCTTCCATTGTGCTTAATTTTGGCAAAGAAGAAATAGAAGTGAGTTTGCCGTTTAAGGCAATCGGCAATGGAGTGCCGATGAGAATTCTCAATGCTAGACTTCCGTTGCAATAGAGACTATTATGAGCAAGTATTCCAACATTTTTCTGCTGAGCAACGCGGAGTATGTAGAAATTGGAGACTGCCTAAGGCTGCGTAAGTATGGAAGCTGGCTGGCGGAAGAAGCCTGGACACGAGAAGAGCAAGGGCAAAAGCGAGCACAATTCACTCTGCGCGCCATCGCTCTAGCTAAGAAAATTGCACAAGAAAAAAGCATTGACGAGGAGGAGGCTTTTGCATTGCTGCAAAATGGTGGCGACGGGCAAAGCATTCTGCAGGAATATTCTGAAGAATCAATTGCATTAATGGCATCGCTTCCTTCTCCTCGTGAGCAATTTGGTGAATTGATTACCATCTTCTTCAAGAATCGCGGAGAGGTGTTGCAGGGTAAAAAATGGACTCCCACCGATGACTGGTCCATGGAGGATACAAAAATGCTTCCTAAGGAGCTTCTTGATCAAGTGGAAGCTTTTATGGCGGCTGAAGATAAAGGAATCGAAGATGCTATTGACGAAGGAGAAGAAGAAGCAAAAAACTAATAGAGCGGCTTGCCGAGCAAGCCGAGCTTGCTATTGACAATGCCACTGATTGGACTGAAGTATTTTGTCAGCTAGCAAACCTTCAACTTTCCGATCCATTGTTTCAGGCCGCTAATTTTTCGCGCCTTCCAGTGAAATTACTGGCAGACGTGTTAAAACATTATTACGAAACAATGCAGCGTAGGACAAATGCTTCAAGCGTTGCTACGGCCAAGCTTGCCATGGTTGTTTGTTCTGCAT